CGCGGCTCTCAGGAGGTGGAACTGTTGAACACGTTCATTCTCGTCAAACAATCAAAGGACATCGAGCAAGCCATCCTTCGTGAAATTGAGAAGGAAGGTGGTGCCTTGGGCATGAAAAACTTGAGGAGCATCGAGCCTGATGCGGGCAAACTCAAGGCGAAAATCGACGACATGGTTCGTCGGGACATCCTTTTCGTTCACGAAGACGGCGACATTTACACGCATCGCCCAGAAGACGTCAGTAAAGGTTGCGAATGCGGTCACTGTCTCGGCACCAATGCAGCCTTTGACTTCTTGGAAAAGAAACTCTGCCCTGCGGGCAAGGCTGCAGCCAAGCGGAAATTCAAGGTCTACCCCTCAGCCTACGCCAACGGTTGGGCCGTGCAATACTGCAAAGGGAAGTTCCGCAAGAAGAAGGGGAAGAAGAAATGATGTCCCAGCCGATGCTCGAAATCGCTTGGGATTTACTTAAGCAGCGGCAAACATGCCCCCGAGCAACGCGCGATTTGGAATTGAACACCAAGAATCGGAACGCCGCCATCAAATCCGAGCACATCAGATACGGTCCACTCAATCTTACGGACGAGCAATATTGGGAAGATGCAGCCGAGCACTGGAACACCACAGTCGACGTCGCAAAGCAGTCAAACTGCAGCAACTGCATTGCCTTCGACGTGAGTCCCCGCATGCAAGAGTGCATGCCGCTGGAAGGCGACTTGGGTTATTGCTGGATGCACGATTTCAAGTGCCACAAAGACAGGACCTGCTATACGTGGGCAGCAGGTGGCCCAATCAAGGACGATAAAACGTCCAAGCAGAATCAGGAGAAAAGGGGCTGATTCGCATGGAGCACTGCACCTGCTACGACACCCTCGTGGTGAAGGACTTGAACCGCTGGTTCAAGGAGAAGTGGGTCGACGTCAGCCGTCGAGGTAAGGACGGTAAGCATCCGCCTTGCGGTCGCTCGAAAGCCAAGAAGGGGCGCAAAGGTTACCCTAAGTGCCGCCCGTCTGTGCGCGTCAGTTCCAAAACGCCGAAGACCAGCGGTGAAATGACCAGCGGTCAGAAGCGCGCGGCGACCAAGCGCAAGCGTGCAAAGAAGCAGGGTGTCGGTGGGAAGCCGACCGTCGTCAAGAGCGTGCTCGTTTTGAAAAATCCAGTCTCGCCTGAAGCCAAGCGTCACAAGTTGGAGTACGACACGAAGTACGAGTCCACGCCAGAGCGCGTGAAGTATCGCTCGGACCTCAAGCGAGAGCGTCGAAAGCGAGGTATTGAGGGCAAGGGTGGCCCCGACATGAGCCATACCAAGCGAGGTACGCTCGTTGCAGAGAGCCCGCATGCCAACCGAGCCCGACATTTCAAGTCGAGGGGTACGCTTAAGTCCGAAACCCTCATGGACCCCGCTGGGCTTGTGCTCGTCAAGAATGGCTGAAAATGTCTACGATTGGTGGGAAGACCTCTTCCTCGAAATGTTGCGTGTGGCGGAATTCAACGTTCATCAGATGGAGAAATACAGCGACGGCTCTCCTGAGGCGCTCTGTCTGCTGATGGAGGCTGCAGAGCAGTACCAATTCATTCGGCAGGCTTATTTCGACAGGTGCCGTGGGGGACAACATGCCGGAGTCCTCGTTTGAGCCGGCATGGGAAGCCTTGCACATCGAAAAGGCAATTCCACTCGCTGCTTTGATTGCAGCAGGCGCGTTTGGAGGAGTTGGCGCATACCAAGGTTACGGTGGGCGCTTCGTTAATCCAGAAACCGGTCGCCTTGACCCCGGCATACATGCAGGTGCAACGTTCCGAGACCCAGTCACCGCTGGCATTGCTGGAGAGCACGTCATAGAAGACCCGACTACGGGGCAACGTGTCGCCGGAGCGGCAACAGGTGCACTCCAAGGTGTGGGTCCGGGAGGATATGTTCGACTTACCGGTAAGGGTGTTCGTGCAGGACAGGGTGCAAGAGCGGCCGCTGCAGCGAGAGCCGGCCCTTCTGTTCGCTACACGGGTGGTGCTCGTGGCGCGGTGGGACGGGGTCTTTCTTCCGTTGGTGGTAACAAGTTTGTTCGTCACGGCGGACGCGCAGTTCAGGCACTCGGCCAGTATGGTCCCGCTGCAGGAGTTGCCCTGACCAATCTCCTCAATCCATTTGACCTCCCTCCAACAGATTCATCCTCATTCGGTGGACAGGAAGCCGGTCGGCTTGGTACCGCGGGCTTTGGGCAGGGTGGTACGGGTGACCTTGCGAACGTCAGCAGCAACGCCACGGCTGACCGAGTCATTTTTGACCCCACGCTCGCTCGGGGTAATCAGGCGCTGACCGGATTCGAGGGGCAACAGGAGTTTGGAGGATTCGGCGTCAAAACAGGTGAGAATATGCGAATTGGAGACCAGTTGCTCAAAGAAGTGAACACGCGAATGCACGAGATGCACCTTACCAAGAAGGACGTCTGTGCTACCTGCAACAAGAAAGACTGCCTTGGAAAGATGCACTGCATGGCCAAGGCCGACAAGAGCAAGAAGCCTGCGCATGGCATGGTCATCGTCATTGGCTCCAAGGCTGGACCCGGACCGTCGAAGAACGGCAAGCGGGAAAAGTTGGACTCCGAAAAGAAGGAAGACTAAGGCAGATGACTGCCTGCATTTGACCGGGGTGGAGGGCTTTGCCTCCCTCTCGGTCCTCCGCTCCGCCATTTTGGTGTACTTAAGTGGGTAGGGTGCCTGTTTAAGAGGCCCGTACTCGTCCGCCAATCAGGGGGAGAACAGCGTGAGCAACCTTGAACCACCTCGCGGAGACCAAGCAGAAATTCGATTGATGGGTCTGATTCTGACTCAAGCCGTCACCATCGGACTGGCCATCGCCATCTTCGATGCGGGCATCTGGCTTGAATTGGATGAGCCAAGTTTGAACGGTGTGACCTATGCTATGGCCGCTTTCGCTGTGCAAGGCTTGGCCTATTACCTGTTCAAGATGTTCTTTCAGCAGGGCATGGACGAGCGCGCACGTGCTTCGTCCATGGAACGTCAGCGCAAAAATCGCTACCGCTCGATGGAGATGACCTTTGACCGTCGTCGCCAAGACATGGAGATGCGCATGCAGGAGGCTCAGTTGGAGGCCGAACTTCAGTGGATGGAGAAGAATCCCGGTAAGACGCCCCCTTGGATTGAGGCAAGGTTGACTGGACGCACGTCTTCGACGGTTGACTTTGTTCCCGAAGAACCCAAGCCTACGGCACCACTCAGCCTTGGTCTGGACTTCACATCCGAAGAAGAAGCAAAGCGCGAGCGCGGGCCTGATGGGAAGTTCAAGAAGAAGGAGTGATGATGCGTGGGGCGCATCTTCAAGACGCCGTCGGACGATGCTGTTGAGGAAACGCTGCGCAGCATGCACATCGCCAACACCGTTGACGTGGCTTACGAGCGTGGCTGGGGCTGGCTCAAGGCCATTGTGTTTTCCATCATCACCGGTTTCACCATCAGTGGCATCGAGTTCTACAGTGATTGGAGTCTGTGGGAAGTCACAGGTGACTGGTTGAAGTTGAAACTACAGTCGTGGTCGGACAGTATTTTTTCGTGGAGGGACTGATTTGACGGCGATTGGTGGTACAGCACTCGTCGGAGGCATGGTGTTTGCTCGTGAATTATGGCATTACTGGAAACCGCGACGCGTCGGCGTCTATGGTCCTCCTCTGGTAGGCAAAACGACTCTTGACCGATACATGACCACCCCCGGAGAGATGGAGGAGATTCCCATTGAAGAACGCACCAAGCACTTCAAGGTGCCCGGTATCAACCGCTTTTTACTTCCTTCCCCAACGAGGAAACGCGTGTCGTATAAGGGCGATACGCGCGTTGTGTACTCAAGCGACATTGGCGGAGAAGAGCGGTTCTGGAACCTTTGGATTGACGACATGGTCAATCGTCAGGTTGAGTCAGTCGTGTTTCTTTTTGACCATCGCAGTGCGAAGGGCGGTGACCCCGCAATACAGGCCGTTGGCGGGTTCAAGTACCTCGTCGACGCTTTGCTTCATCGGCAGTACCGCTATCGCAACCTACGTTCTTGGATGAAGGGGAAGAAGTACGTTCCGAAGGTCATCATGCTCGTGGCAAATAAGGCAGACCATTGGTGGGATGAACAAGCCAACGTTCTTTGGCAGCAACAGCGGCTCGGTGAGCACAAGATGTACGACCCGTTCCGCGAAGACCTCGTCCGTCTTCAAAAGGCGGGGATTCCTACGAAGAGGGGTATGATGGCGACGCGCATTGGCTGGAACGTAGAAAATTCAATGATGGACCTCCTTACGATTTGAAGGTGAATATGATGATGAGCAAGCGATTTGGTGGATATGGGCAAGTGCCGCAAAGTGATGCAGGGCTTGCCACAATGAGTCAGGCCCATTTGGTGGCTCTAAGTCAGCAAGGGAACGCCAGTCACGAACAGTTGTTGGAGATGCAGGCCGCTCAGCAGGGTATGCGACAAATGGCAGGCAAGCAGAACATCGAAGTGCCAAAGGTCAACTTCTACCCCAGCCGACACCCTGACCCTCGTAAGGCTCGCAAGCAAGACATTCGTCAAGCGCGGAAGTTGCTCAAGCCGACCAAGCGCCCTTGGTACAACCCGCTTCGTTGGTTGGGCGGCCTCAAGTATCGGTATAACCGACAAAGCAACTTGTGCGTGGTCGATGGCTGCAATTGCGAAGAACTCATTCAGTACGACAATTTGTATGCCAAGATTACTGATGAGCAGACAGGCAAAAGTCTGTGGGAACTCTACTGGCGCAACCCGGTGACGCAGACACCTGAGCCCTTCGTGGCAAGAGAAAAGGTCACCAACGGTGCCAAGATGAAGGGGACGTATTGCCCTGAGCACTTGCACCTCTACCATTTGCTCTGCAAGTGGGAGTCTGAAAACGACAAGGACCACAACAAGACCAAGACCGGTATGCGTGAAATGGTCAAGAAAGGTGTTTCGACTGTGGCCGTTCCAATCGCTGTGGTTAGGAAGAAGGACAACACGCCTGAATTTCTCAAGAAGTACGAGTCGTTTTTCATGGAACTGGAGAAGGATTCCAAGGTGCAACCGGGCATCAATCTCCTTCACTATCAGAATCCAGAGACAGGTATCAATGACGTGACCATGATTGTGTTTGACCTCCGCTTGTTCCAAAAAGAAGTGCTGGCCACACGACCGCAGTTATCCGATGCCATCACCAATTTGGGCATCATGCAGCGCCCGGCTCACAACGTAGCGCAGAGCAATCCGGTCGTCGAAGCCTCTATGGCTCAGGCCGAACTGCCTCAAAGTGAGCCGGGACTGTTCACACAGTAAGGGAGGCGATGAAATGTTTGGTAATCAGCAGAACTCTGGGGCACTTAATTTGGGTGCCAGTGGGGGTATGCCTCAGTCGGGAGCAGGCTCTCAATCCTTTGGAAACCCATTCGCATCTCAAGGTGGTATGATGCAACAAGCGCAGCAGCATCCATTCATGGGTGGTATGGCTGGTGGTATGGGCATGCAGCAGGGCATGATGCAACAACCAGTGGCGCCGCCCAGTGAGATGGAAATTCAAATGGCGTTGATGCGCACGCTCGCTCCTATTGACCGCTTCATCGCAGGGGCCAGCATGGCCACACTCTTGCAGATGATGAATGACCTTGTGTCGTTCTCAGTGCTTGAGATTCTCAAGAACGCGGTGTTCACGATTGACGAAGACGAAGGCTCCATGAAAATGGACATCACGAGCCTACCATCCAACTTGCAGACCATGAGTGCGGAGAACGTTACCAGTCAGTTCAATTCTTTGAAGATGACCAGTCAGCAGAACATTCAGCAGGCTGAAATGCAGCAACAGCAAATCGCAACATTTGCTCAACAAAGCATGATGGGTGGCGCTCTGAGTGCCGCACTGGCTAATGACGGTTTCATGGACAAGGCTGGCGGTGCCGCAGGTACCTTCATGGGCAAAATGATGGGGATGAGATGATGATTCAGGATTCAATGTACGGCTTTGCTTCGACGACCATGGAGATTTTTGCACCTATGAAGAGCGTCATCATCGACATGGTGATGGTGCAACTGCTTTCCATCATCGTGGCACTCGGAGCCATTCTACTTCTGGCCTCGGGTCAATTAGACAGCGACACCATGGCTTATCTGGTGGCAGGTCTCTTTGGCGCGTTCTTCATGCTCGGCGGCATCTACTCTCGGATTTCCGAGATATGAGGTCCCCACTTCTTGAGCGGGCATTCGCTTGACGATAGAGCGGCTTTGACGCGCATCTGGCAGCCGCACTCTGTGCATCGACTGTAGACAGCATCCCAACTGGTGCATGAGCGGCACTTTTCAAGGCGCTGAGTTTGCACCATTTCGGGTACACGTCGCCGCAGCAACACGTCTCGCGCAGCCTTGCTCAGGCTTCTGGCGGTTTCAATGGACACCGGAACACCTCGGATTCGAGGCTGAGCGCGGGGTAGACGCATCGTCAAACCGAGGGCACTTGCCTTGAAAACCGTTATGATGGCCAAGGTCGTGGCCTAACGCATGGGGGCTGGGCGGCAGAACAAGCGGTCCTGCCCGTTTTGCCAACACGGAGACCGTGAAGAGTTGGAACAGAACATCATTGATGGCGTCGCAGACGTTCGCGTGATGGACAAAGACATGGGTTGGCGAGCCAATACGGCTGAGCGACATATGCGCAATCACGTGGGCGACTACCACGTTGGTGCAAATCACTCGTGCGCTGTGTGCACAGATGATGACCGGCGCATGTTGGAAGTCGCGTACTTTGAAGGTGAGCGGACGACGGAGGACATCGCGGCTGAACTGGAGTGCAGCGAAGAAGCGGTCTATCGCCACATGAAACAGCACTTTCAGCCACTCGTCAAGCAGAGTTCTGCGGCCATTGTGGCCATCAACGCGGGTCAAGAAATCAACATTCTACGTGAGAACGTTCAGAGCCTCAACGGTAAGTTGTCCCAATTCATGCAGGAAAGTAGTGTTCATGATGACGGCGTCATCGGCGACATGGTACGCTTGCACAAAGAGGTCCGAGAGACGCTGAAGGACTTGAGCATGTATCAAGAGAAGTGGGCTGAGCCGACGACAAATGTCGCCAATAATACCATCAATGTGTTGAAGGTGGAACTGGGTAAGGAGAGCCCGGACGTGTGGAAGCGCGTCAAAGCCAGTCTGATGGCCAGCGGGGACGAAGACGTGAACGCCGACATCCTCGAAATGTTGTGAGGTGAAATGAGATGCCAATGACGACCGGTTCTGATACGCGGATGTACAGTCCTCGTAGCGAGTCCAATCTTGGCTACTCCAAAGATGACGGTGGCTACGACCACGGCATCGGTGACCCCGAGGTCATGGAGCAGGTCCGCGACCAGAAGATGAAGGATAAGGAGCAGTCTACGTCGGCTGACGACCTTCCTCACCTTCAGTTGTCCATTCCCAAGCCCGAGCCACAGATGCCTCCTATGATGCCTGAGGAGGAAGAAGAGCCTCCAATGATGGATGACCAGTTCAGTGAAGGTCAGCAGTTTGGCGCCATGACGGGCATGCCCGACATGGGCAACCTCAGCATTGGCAATGCGACCGGCACCATGCCTGCCCCCGGCGGCATGTTGGCGACGGGTGAGCCGATGGCAGATGCGTGGTCTACGCTGATGAAGTCCCGACTCGATGATGCGGGCAAGGCTCGTCCGAAGAACTGGAGGCAGACTCAGTTTGAGACGCAGCCCGGTGGGGCTCAAATTGAGACGGCCACCAGTCGTCGTGCAAAGCAACAGTCCCGTGCGATGGGTGGAAGCAAGAAGCGGGGCCTTGACCGCGCTCCACTCAGTGTGCATCGCACGCATCTTGGCATCGACACCAAGCAGCCGCTTCGTATGTTTCCTCAGAAGTATGGTCATCAGATGGCCACACAGGCTCGTCGTAAGTTGATGGGTAACATCCCCGTCAATCCTGCCGGTCATGGTTTCGGCCCTGAGACGTCATATTCTCCGCGCTCACCAAAGGTTGCGAGCGGACAGGGTCTCAAACTCAGAGAGCCAACCACCGTGCGCGAAATGGGTCGCAACTTTGGAAAGTCACTCGACCTCATCAAAGAGGACATCGAAGACTTGCAGAAGATGCAGGATTACCTTCGCTTCACTCAAATTCGCCGCCTCCTCCGTCAATTGAAGGAGGCTGCTGAGCGACAAGAGCGTCGCCTCAAAGCGGCAGTGTCTGGAGGGCCGGGGAACAACCGCGAAGCGGGTCACCGTGAAGGGCAAGACAGCACGACCAAACCTGAGGGTGGGACTGAGAATCTGGAAGATGACCCCAAGAACTGGGGCGCACCGTCCACGATGTTCGTTGCCCGCGGAAGCGGGAGGGTTGGCTGATGTTCAAGGTGCATTTGCCCGCGACGTCGTACCTTCGCAAGCAGGTCCCCTTCTTTGGCACCAACCACTTTCTCGACGTGATGCGGGGCACCCCGCTTCTGAAGAGTGCTGGTCTGCTTTACCTTCGAGGACCGAATGGTGAGCCCGTACCTCACCCACCTTGGGCGCCAGAGAGCGCCGTCAACCCTGACCCAAACGTCCCAGACCACCCTCCGTGGAACCACCATCCCGAAACCGGTGAATTGCTCCCCGGCGGCATGCACCCAATGGACTACATGTTGGGTCAATTACAGGACATCTTCGGCTACACTCCTGAACGGGCGCTTGAGATGGCAAACGGTGCCATTGATGACTATAACGCCATACACGACGACACGCACGGAAAAGACCAGAGCAACCACTACCTGCCTCCGGCCGACAGTCCGCAGTGGCGAAAGGTGCACGTCGGACCGTACCACGACAAGAACCTGCCCGTTCACGCCCGCCAGTCTCGCTCTCAACGCATTGACGAGGCGTCCGGCAAGCGCCATCTCATCACCTATTCGATGAATCAGGGGAACATGGCTGGCGGTCAGACAGGGAACTGGATTGACGGTGGACTGGTCTACATTGGCAAGCAACTGGCCGACCGCCTCATTGCGGATGGAAAGAATCCGCAGGAAGTCAACTCGGAATACTGGGCACAGCACAGTGCGCTCAAGCCCGGCACGTTGTCTGGTGGATTGGTGAAGAGCGTCGGTCCAAGAGATTACAGAGCCTACGAGCGTACTGGTACGCTTCCACCCCACTACCTGAGTGAAGAATTGAAGCAAGCCCGCGCAGAACAGCGCTCGCATCCAGAAGTGCACGCGCACCAGATGGCCAAGTTGCTTCCTGACGTGTACTATCATCCCACCACGGCTCGGGTTGGTGGCCGCAAGAGCAAGGACGGCACGACGTTGCCGGAACGCATCGCCAGCGGCATCCGTGGCATGGGCGTTGCTGACGATATGAGCGACGAAGAGTTGCAGAAGTTGGCCAGCACCCGCGTCATGCGCATGCTGTTCCAAAGTGGGGGTCACCGTGTTGGCGTGCCCAGCGGCGACGGTGCAACGAAGAAGTTGACGCAGCAGTTGCTTCAGGCTATTGGCTCCGACCACAACGAAGAGTCGTTCGGCATTCACGCTGAACACGCTGCAGCGGCTGTGCAAGATGCGAGCAGCGACTTTGGTCGTAAAGCGAACAAGCACGCGGCAGACATTGCGGCGCACATGAGCCACGTGGCTGCGAAGTTGATGGACCAAGGCATGTCCGAAGACGAGGCCAAGGTCGAAGTCATGCGACGCGTGCGTGAAGCCGACATTTCTGCGGGAACGCGCTTTGGGCCGCACGAGGACCATGACGGTTTCCGCGAAAAAGCGGAGTCCATCATCGACGCCATGCTTGGTCGCACGGGTCATGAATCATTTTCCTTGGGCAGCATCCCGACACAGGGCATCCAATCGCACGGGCGCATTGCGTTTGGCGACTCAAAGGCGCCTGTGGTATGGGAGGACAGAATGCACTTTCCAAACGAGGTGGAGCCCATTGGCCGAAAGGAGCCTTCGCAACCTCTTCCCGAGAAAGCATCTGAAGGGCAGGTGGGTATCAGACGCCCTCTATCCGAACTCCGTGGCGATTTCTTGCAGGGAAGAGGCGCACCCGCATCACCTCAACTTCCCACGGCTCAGGCTCTTCCACCTGCTGCGCCTGTACCTCAGCCCCGCGTGGCTCCTGCTCCTCAAATCGCACCTTATCCGATGCGCCCGGCCACTGCTTTGGAGGAGCAGTATCAGCAATTCCGCGGCACTCCGCGTGACCAGACCTTCTTCGACATCGGCACTGGCTCGTTGGTGCAACGCTCAAATGATGTGGCCTCCGACCTCGACCTGTTGAGGAAGAAGATGGGCTACTTCGACGGCTTCTTGCGAGGTGAGTGGTGATGGACAAGGTCGCTGTTCGCAAAGCGGTAGGTGTCCAGTACCCCGTCACCGGTGCGCCAATTCTGGTTACCGGTGGTGGCGGCGGTCGGGGACGAGGCGCTGTCGGCGTCACTCGTGGGCAGCGTGCGCTCGGTGGACTTGGCATGCTCGCTGGTGCAGCGGGTGCGCTGACCGGCCAGCACCGTAGTCTCGGTGGGCTGGTCCAAAGCGCCATTTCGGGTGGTGCTCAGGGCTCTGCACTTGGTCGCGGAATTGGTCGAGGACTCACTACGCGCACTGGGCAAGCCCGTGCTGACCTTCGTGAACAGCGTCGCTTGGACAGGGCTACTGAGAGAGCGGCTGAACTTGAGCAGCCGTATCAGGAAGGGCGTAACCTCGGTAGTTTCGCTATGCTTGAAAACGATGACTCGGGTAAAGTACGTCGATTCGCAGGTCGGGCTGCGGCGGGTGTGATGAATCCGGGCGCGTACAATCGCCGCCGTGCGTTTGAACGGCAAGAGGCTCTTCGGCGCGCGAATGAGGCGAATGTTGGAGTCCGTCAACAGGCTCAACAAAACGTAGCAGATGCAGCGCAAATGAGCCGTGAAGGAGCACGTTTCAGACAGGCGCGTGCAGCGGCTCGTGGTGATGAGTTCGGTGCAGAAGATGCGCGTTATGCGCAAGTGGCTCGCAACTTCGGTAATATGGTGGGAGGAATGGGCATTGACGACTTGGAGCATCGAACCGCTGCAGCCATGGCCGCGAGGCAAGGGCCTACCAATGCAAGAGGAGAGGAAGTTGCTGTTCAACTACCCCCACTTCCTGCTCCTCCCGGTAGCGTGGCCAGTGGCAACGAAACAGCCGACCGTGTAGGACAAGGTGTGACGGATGCAACTGGATTCAACATGCAAACTGAGAACGAGCCCGGTGATGTTGCTGTGAGGCCTTCTCAACCAATGGGTGAGGAGGGGCAAGGCATCAGTGACTTGCAGACGCGCGCATTCAGTGGGATGAGCCAGAGCGAACAGCGTCGAAAAGAGGAGGAGAAATTTCGTGAAGCGCGGGCGCAGCAGAATCCTCAGAGTAGGCTCGTAGGGGTGGATTGATGTGGCTGACGTCAACAACCTCATTCACGACATGGACACGCAGATGTCCAAGAAGTCCTTCGCATACTTCTTCACGGACATTCTGGAGTTCGAGTTGTCCGACCATCACGAGGATTGGCTCAAGGGCTTGAACGAACACCGCTACTACTGCGTGAAAGCGAGCCGTGACCACGGCAAGTCCGTGTTCTTCATGTCCTACGCACTCTGGTTGGCGGCGTTCAAGCCCAACACACACGTCATGATTTTCTCCCACTCGCTGGAGCAGACGCTGGAACACATGCGGTTCATCCGCAACAACATTGAGTCCTCGGACATCCTCAAGGGCCTGAAGCCTGCGGGCAAGCCGTGGGCCAAGTCCTACTTCGAGTTCACCAACGGCAGCCGTATCATGGCCAAGTCCGTGGGCGGTGCAACCCGTGGGTTCCACCCCGACGTGGTCGTCTGCGACGACATTCTGTGGGGCACGACCAGTTCTGAACTGCAGCGTGCGGCCGACTGGTTCTACACCGTTCTGCTCCCTGTGCTGCACCACACAGGCCGACTGATGATGGTCGGCACCCCGTTCTCGTACAATGACCTGTATGCTGAGTTGGAGGACAAAGACACGTTCACCGTCGAGACCTATCCAGCGATTATGCCCAACGGCGAGCCGCTCTGGCCAAACCGATGGCCGCTTGATGCCCTCAAACAGCGTGAGGAGTCCATGCCTGCCATCAAGTTTGCACGTGAGTATCTATGTGAGCCGATTCACGACATGTCGAGCATGTTCCCGATGACGCTGCTGGAGAAGGCGCGCGACTCAGAACTGTTCTTGATGGACAGAGCAGAGAACGAATACGACGAGGAAGGCGAAGCCAGCGGCTTGTTTGGTCAGCACTTCATCGGCTGGGACCCCGCCATCGCCAGCGACTCGAACGCTGACTACACGGCCATGACCGTCATGCGCATGCCTCCGGGCAGCGAGCGGAAAGAAGTCGTGCACGTCGTTCATCAGAAGGGGCTGAACAGCACGGCGCAGAAGCGTCACATCATCATGCTCAACAACCGCTTCCAGCCCGACCTCATCGAGTTGGAAGGCAACAACTTCCAACGCATGTTCGAGGCAGAGTTGCGCGACATGCGCGAGGACATTCCCGTCAAGACGTTCATGACGACGCGTCAGAAGAAAGAGAGCATGTTCATGTCGCTGCTCATGGCTTTCGAGCAGGGCCACATCAAGACCCCGTGGGGTGACGAGCGAAGCAAAGAATTCACGCGCACGCTTGAAACAGAACTGAGCCGATTCGGCATGCAGAAGAACGGGCGCATGGAGTCCGTGGGCTCGCACGACGACTTGGCCGTCAGCCTCGCACTGGCCAACTGGGCGACCAAGGAGTTCAAGGGTAGCATTGTGATGCTCGACGATTACCTCGACGGAGTTGACGACTGGTTCGGCGATGCTCCTTCTCGCAGGGTTGCGGGTGCGTGGTTCACGGTATGACTATAGTGCACCAAAATGAGGGAACACCATGTGGCCAAGTCTGAGCGTAGGGGGTCCAACCCAGCACATCGACATGGGCCATGACCTCTTGTCGACCATCGCATCCAGTTTGACCGCGCACCCTCTGGTCGACGGCGACATCGCCAAGTCGATTGCATCTGAGACCGTCATCGTCACAGGAGAGCCCGCACCAGCGCCGCAGTATGCTCCCTTTTCACCAACTGGCGAAGGTTGGTTCGAGGACCGCATCGGTAAGAGTGCGTCGTCCATTATCCGAGATTTGCGTAAAGCGCGTCGCGTGTTGAAAGACGACAAGGAAGAGATTGATGCACTGATTCACGGGATTCGCACTCTCAAAGGAACGGAGGTCGAAGCGACGCTGAGCCTCTTCGACTGGGCTGGACCGCACGCAGATACCATGCGTAAGATGGGGCTGTCCAACAAGGACTTGCGCTCGCTGCGCTTGTTCGGCAACACCCGTAAGTCCAGTCTCGTGCGAGCCTGCAACGTTTGGGAAGCGGCTGAGGATGCGTTAGAAAAATTGGACGAGTTCGCTGACGTTTGGGGTGAAGAAGAGCGGCAGGCGTGGGTCGGCGCTATGCAGCAAAAGCAGGACGCTCGCAAAATGTGGCGCACAGCGCTGCACCAGTTTGACTCCTTGACCAAAGAGCAGCAGAAGTGGATGCAGATGGCTAAGGCTGAGATTGACGAGAAAGGTGCTATGACGGCTCGTGCCATTACCAGCAACCTCGTCGAGAAGGGCGTCAGTCGCATCACGGCCGGTCGCTTGTCCAAGTTGCTCAACATGTATGGTGAGGAAGTCAACATCGTCAAGGGTCATCGCCGAGGAGAGTTCATCTCCATGACGCGAGAGGGCCTCATTCTGAAGGACCCTTGGGCCTACGCTGCGGGCTTCCTCGACGCTGACGGTTACATCACCATTACCGAGCGCGGTGAGCCGCGCGCTGGCTTCATCGCTACGGGCGACCGAGGGCGCATGCACTGCGAACAGTTGCACAAGAACATTGGAGCCGGCATTCTGCAACTGGACCAGAAGGTCTACTCGGACACTCAACGGAGTCAGCACCGCGTGTCGTTCTACGCAAAGGACGACTTGCACAAGTTGTTGGACGGCATCACCCCTCATCTGCGTATGAAAGACATGCAGGCGAAGGCAGTGAAGGCTTACATCCGTGAAGAGAACCCTGTACGAAAGACGCAGTTGAAGCGACTTGTGCAGTTCTCGAACCGAGACGGAACTGCCAAAGGTGAGGACTCGTTGCGAGAATGGGGAGTCGACCGCGATACGGTCATGAGTTGGGCGGAGGGTCTGTGATGGCGGAGAAGAGTCGTGTCGGACGTTTGCTCGAATCTGTGAGTGCTCCGTTCCGTCGCAGGACGACGCCTGAGCCTCAGATGCCCCTGTGGACCACAGGCATCCAAGAACCTGTCCTCGTGCAAGGTATCACTATCCCTGCACTGTATGCCGTGGCCAGTGAAAACCTCATCCTGCGCACTGTGCTTAGCACGCTTCAGCAGGAAATCTTTCGCCGTGGCTACCGTTGGGAGAAGAAGTTTCACAAGAAGTGTACGGAATGCGACAAAGAATACCAGCACGACGTTGAACTCTGCAACGAATGTGGTGGAGAAGTGCGTGACCCTGAGCCCGACCAACTCGTTTATGCTCGCTGGCTTCTTGAGCAACGCAACTCTATGGAACAGACTTTCATGGATGTTCTGCGTGAGATTGAGTACGACCTCAACATCACCGACGATGCTTTCCTCGTCCTCATCAAAGAATACTTCATGGACCCTGAGACGAAAGAAATGGCCTTCTATCGCATCAAAGAAGTCGTGCGTGGCGACCCTATCTTCATGCGTATCATCGCCGACAAGCGCGGTGTTCGTGGCGGGCGTTTCCGGGTTTGCCCCATTCACCGCACCGAGGTCAAGGCGTATTCCGAGAACGACAAATTCTGCCCGACGTGTGGCACTGAGATGGAAGACGTGCATCACGTCAACACGGCTGGGAGTGGCAAAACGCAATACTACCTCAAAGGCGAAGTCATCCACGTCAGCAAGTACCAGCCGTCGAAACTCTACGGCCGAAGCCCTGTCTCAACGCTCTGGCGACAAGCCATGACGTTGACCGCCATGGACAATTACATGTACACGGCCTACTCGAAGCGTCGCATTCCTCGTGGAATCTTGAGCATCACCACGGAAAACCTTGAATCCATGAAGTCGTTTTGGAAGGCGACGGATGAGAAGTTGGAGCGCGACCCGCACTACATCCCTAAGATTGCTACGGAAGGTAATGGTAAGGGTGGCGTGAACTGGGTCAAGTTGATGGATTCTCTGGAGGAGATGCAGTACATCCCTGCACGCGATGAGATGCGCCAGCGCATCGCCGCATTCTACGGTGTGTCGAACGTGTTCATGATGGACACCGGCAAGTCCGGCGGCCTGAACAACGAAGGTATGCAGATTCTGGTGACCAACCGTGCAGTTGAGTTTGGTCACAAGGTCTACACCGAGCATCTTTTCCCGCGCATGGTTGAACAGATGGACGTCAGCGATTGGAAGTTGAGCCTCTATCCCAACGAAGAAGAGGACGAGGTCACACGCCTACGGCGCGATGAGATGGAAGTCAACATCGCGCAGCGCATGATGATGATGGGTTATCAGCCCACGCTGGTCGAAGATGCCAGCCGAGACATTCGCTTCATCTACAAGCAACCTGAGCCGGGCGCACAGCCACCGCCGCAGGGTCAGCCCATGGGTGGTATGCAAATGGGTGGAGGCATGGGCACGCCCGGAGCCTTGCCCGGTCGGAACATTCCGCCGCAACTCGCTGCTCAGATGGGTCGTCAAGCACAGGTCCCCGGCGCGGCTAACCCCGGCGGCGAGGGCTTCGGTCTGAGGAACCGCGGTCCCGCCAGTCCACAGAACCGCACCAGCATGGGTGCGGGCGCTCCCTTCTCCAGTGTTCAGCAACGAGGCGCCCCTATGGGAGGCGTCGAACAGGCTGGCCAGAGCATCCTTGACGCTCGCCGTCCTCGGGGGGCTTGACGCAGGAGCATTTAAGCCGACAGCGGTGGTGGGGATTCGCATGGACCTGAAGAAGTTGGACCCAATGGCGCGCAAGATGCGCACTCACGTTGATGGTTTCTATAAGGCGCTTGAAGAGCAAGACACCGTTTCGGCACGCGACCACATCAACGAGGTGCTGAAGTTCGCGGACTACCTTGGAAGGGACATCGACAGTTCCATCGTCAAAGCCAATGACCGCCGCATCGGCATCAACGACATTTACGCTGGCGGCGTCCCCGTCCGCAAGATGACCAGTGAGGTGCACAACGTACACGCGCCCACCGAGAACATTCTCCCCGGCATGGTTCGTACCAACCGCGTGGGCATGGTCAACCGACGTTTGTCCAACCGCACCATCTGAGGTGAGCGCGTGACTGAGGGAGAGGGAAACACCGCTGAGCGCCTCATGGGCGCCCTCATCAGCAAGATGGAAAGCATGGACAACAACATGCAGGTCCTCAAGGCTGAGAATGAAGAACTCAAGCGTATGATGCGCAATCCGTCTGCAATGCTTCGCAAGGCTGGCTTCGTGTCGGCAGCAACGCAGCGCCCTGAAGACGTGCTTCAAGATGGGTTCCGAGGAGAAGTTGATGACTTCATCCTCAAGGGTCAGGACGGCTCAGACATTGATGTGCCAACTACCAACGCAGATTTCCACAAGATGGACTGGTCCGACATTCACGCTCTTGCTGACCAAGCCAAGGAGTCTGGGGCCATCGGCCAACCAATGGGAATGGAGTGAGAAAAATGCGTCCACGATACGAAGCCGGAAGCGACAAAGCCACCGAACTACTCAAGGCAGCCAAGGCCCTTGAAGACCGTATCGCCAAGAAGGAAGGAAGCATGCCCGCCTACGAACAGAAAGAGGGCTCTACGATTGGCCAGACTCAATTCATGACGCAGAGCGGTGGGAAAGACAACGTGCAATCTGCACATTACTACACCAACAACTCAGTCCCTGAGGTTGAAGACGTGGCCAACAAGGGCGCCATCTCCGAGAACAGCGACGTCTTGACCAGAGAGTCGCCTTACTACCCAACTGCATTCAGCACGACAGGTGCTCTTGAGAACTTCAAAGGCGGTGACGGTCCAACCATGACCGACGTGAAGAAGTCCGTGGACCGTTTGTCCAGCCGTCTGAACTGAGCGGCTGGTGATGACGGATGCGAGACGGTCCCCTCGATTCCCTCGACAGGGCAAGGCAGACCTTCACCGCCTCACTGCTCGACGGCATTGGGAAGGCCGATGCCGGCGCAGACTTCTTCCTCGCAGTCGTGAACGCAGAGCGCCACGGCTACCTCCTCGACGCTGGCGATGATGCACTCGTCAAGATGTTCCACGCCGTCATCCGCAAGGAAGACGAATCCCAGACCACTGGCACACAGGGCGCGGTGAGTCTGGAGGCTGAGGCTGAAGCAGGTCCCATGGTGGGCTCTGGCCTTGCGCAGTCGCAAGTCGGTTATGCGCTGAGTCACGGTGCCGGCATGGGCTTGGCCGACAACCCGTCCTATGACGAAATGCGCGTCGTCCCTCCTGAGCCCGGTCAATCGCTTACTGGTCGTGGGTTTGAGATGGTCGACGGCAACGCCGAGGACCCCTACCGAACGCACGACCCGTTGGGCTCCGCACAGTTCAACCCACTGCACGACCGCTACCACGAGCATGTCGCGGACTTTTACAGCAGCGGTCAAAGCGAACACGACAGTGCGCGTGAGGCCGATTGGGAAACGCATGCCCGTGAAGGTGACCACCGCTTCATGCTCAAGCCTCACCACTACGGTGAACTGGACACTGAATACGCAACCAACCATGGTCTCTACGACGAGAACTACCTGAAATGGTCGAGAGGTCAAGGGCAAGAAGCGTCCAGTCAAATTGACGACGCTGTCGGTCGTGGCGAACTCACGGTGCAGCAGGGCGAGCAAGCGAAGCGTGATGCTCACATGAATCAGCGCAAGGCTGAGTGGTCACAGGATTTTGGTCTGATGGACTACCTCATGGGGCTTGAGTGGCTGACGCCTGAGCAGCGGCACGATTTCTACGAGCACTTGCGCGAACACGGTGCTTCCAAATCACAGAAGCCGTTCAGTGTCCCCGGTATAGCCAACGGGGCCAATCTGATACCTCGCTTTGTTCGCAACTTTCACCAACGCTTTTCTGGACTTTACGACCACTGGGTGCGTCCGGTCGGCATGCCAACTGAGCCTGTGATGAATCGACCCATCCGCCTACCTGAGAAGGCTGAGTACGTCGAGAAGGTGCACGGGCTCAGCGCCATGAGGAACCATAGCACAGCAGGTAAGGAAGGTAATGCTTGGGAGCGTGCCGTCAAGGAGTACAACTTGCGTTTGCAGGAGGATGCTCGATTGAACGGCTATCAACTGCAACCTAAGGACCTGCTTCTTACCAGTCAAACACCTCACATCACACAGCATACTGATGGCACCGTCAGCGTCACTCACCGCTCGACGGAACCTCGAAAAAGAGCCGATGGAAGCATGGAGCCGGGCGTTGCACCTTCCTACTTGGTGATGGCTGCGATGTTGGGTGTGGACCCAGAAACTCGGAAACTTTTGCCGGCCGGCGCACCACATTACTTGGGACTGGGCGGCGGTATGTTTCACAGTCGACCCGACAAGGTGTTCACGCAAGACGAGATTGACGAAATCTTCCGCACTCGTGAAGAATCAGCCAAGGAGGTCGCGGCTGCCTCTCGCATGGCGACTAACCACGGTATCTTCCATTTCGGCACGCATGTTGACCCGGAACACTACGGCTATGCGAACGGCGACCACACGACGTTGGCCACGTTCTGGAAAAAGCCATGGATGCGTGGCGGTATGGGTAAGCGCCCCAACGAACTGTTCAACCTGCTTCACCATCACACGAAGTTGTTCGATTCAGAAGAAGTTGAACTCCCTCCCGACGAAGAGGCGAAGGCGCTGGCCGAGTTCTATGGTGAAGAGTTGGTGCCTCAGACCACGACACAGTTCAACCCTGTCGAAGCGCGAACTGGCGTTGCTGGGCTTCGCGGAAAGCAAGAAGACAGCCTGATGTTTTCACGCACACGCACTGGTATTAGGACACGTCACGAAGATGACGGGGCCTCGATGGTCCCCTTCATCGGGCCGTTTGGTCAGCGCGAAGCGCAACTGTTCCGCATGATGCAGGGTAAAAAGTTGGTCACTGTTCAAAATGTAGGGCAAGGTACCGCAGATTCAGACCCAAGAGGGGAGCCGACTTATGCTGACGCGGGCTCGACCATGAACCCGCACAACGTGTCCGTGTCGTCGCGCATCAAGGGCTCAGGTGGCCAAAACGCACACTATAACCGCCACGCGACCACGGTTGACGGTGCATACCACAACACGTTGGCGCGTGAATACCATGATGCCCGTGAATCTGGCGACAGGGAGGCTGCGGAATTGGCTCATCAACGCAGAACTGGGAAAGAATCAGAGCACTTGACTGGGCAGAACCCCTTCGGTGTTGCAGGTGGTGCCTACAACGAGGAGACGTTCGACAAGCATCACAGTCAGCATCATCATGCCATTGCGACCATGATGGGCTTTGCTCGTGCCCCCATGGACCCGCAGCAGCACGTCTTTCATTTGACCGATGACCGCGGTCGCCTTACGTCCAGTCTGGCGGACCACGACGCGCAGATGGAGGAGTTGCAGCATCGGGATGAGCCACCTGCCTCCGCAGACCTTGCACGCGAATTGGCGGCACTGGACGCTGAGTTTGAGCAGCGCATGCGCGTCGCTCCTGAAGGTCGCCAGCAAGAGTTGGAAGAAGAATACGCTCGTCGCAAAGAGCGATTGCACTCGACTCACGAGCGCCGCATGTACCGCTTTGGCGAGGCGCCTCTGGACGACGACCCCGATACTAACGTGATGGTCAACTACGGCGTCAATTTCCCTGCAGGCACCGCTCCTTCCGGTGAGTTGGAGCCACGCATCAGCGAGGCTCAGCCTGCGACCGAAGACCAAGAGCGTTACTTCATGCTCGCTGAGCGTGTCGGAGCGCTGCAGAATGAGATGGCTCAGGCTCAGAGCGAAGGTGCGACGCGAAGTCAACTTCAGGCTTACCGCGACCAGATGTCCGAACTCAACGAGGAGTTGGCTCGCCTCGAAACAGGGCTGTCTGAGACTGGTTCTCAGGTGACTGCTACACTCAGTCCCAAAGCAGGTCAGGCTCATCGAAAACGCAACGTCCTCGCCGACCGGCTCCGTGCTGACGACCACGCCATCGGTCAAGCCGTGCGGCACATTGTTGACCGCATGGACCCCGAAACGCGGGACCACATCCTCAACCCCAACTTGCCTCACGAAACGGTCGAGGCCAACATGCGCATGCTGGCTCGCATGGGCAACGAGTTCCTTCACGCCGCTCCTCACGGAACGCACGGCATCCACACCATGGGTACGACCGAGCATGAGGTGGGACAGAAGCGTCACGCTGGCCTTGGTCATGAAATCAAGAGCCTTGGGCATGAGCACGGAGAGCCGTTCGAGTTTGACCCCATGGCAGACGTAGGAGAGACGTTCAACAATATGCTCCAGCATCTTGGTCTCGACGCCAACTCTCCTCACGATACGAAGTTGGCAAGCGACTACCTGCAAGAGGTCATCATTCCACGAATGAGTGCGGGTCTGCCGCCTGCGCCTGTGATGTCCGTGCGCCAGTTGATGGAGAAACTGCACCCTGACCGCGACATCGCTGCCGAGGCTGAGAAGATGAAGAAGCAGCGCGCTGCTATGGACGTGCAACTGGATGTCGGTCGCGTTCACCGCACCATCGGCTATCAGGCAGATGAGCGCAACCAGCAATTGGGTATGCAGTTCACGCAAGCGTATAACGCGGACTCACGGCGCAGTGAATACGAACCTCTGACCAAGAAGCCTGCTGGCGGCGGCAACCAGCGCGAGCGCAAGTATTGGAACACCAAGCAGCATCTCGACAGCCTCGTCACCTTCCTGCCCGAAGTCGAGGCGGCTTCGTCGGTCACGGAAACGAAGCGCGGTAGAGCACCCGTGCCGGTCGATGCAGCGGGTCCGCATGGGCACTCAGTCCACAGTCTGTACAACTCCTCGGGCTTGGCGCACGAATACGGCGACCTGTTCCATCCGAACTTCAATTTCCGCATCGGATTCGACGGCGAGGTCAGCATTATGCCGAGTGCGCAGGGCATCCCCATGCGTCTTGTCCAACCCACGGAAACCATTTGGAATGCCGTCGCCCCTGCCGCATGGATGCACATGCTGAAGCATCCTGACCACGCCGGTGCTCGTACAGCACTCAACACGCTTGAGCGACAGGCTGCTCACACGAAGCCGACGTCGACAGGGCTTGCACGCAATCAGGGGAGCACGAACTCGGTGAAGTCTGAGTTGGGGCTGGCCGACCTGACCAACCCAGACATCATCCGCAAAGAGTTGGGTCCGAAAGTCCCCTTGCTCCAGCCGATGCACCGCATTTTCAAGTTGGAAGACTTGGAGCATCTGCGCGGTTTCACAGGTGACTGGATTGTTTCGCACATGCCGGAAGGCGAGCGAGGCTTTGTTGAGAAGGACGATGACGACGACATCACGTCGACGTTCTCGCTGTCCGACGAGGACAAAGAGAACTTTCAGAAGGTCACCGACCACGAGTACAAAGCGGACGTCGTCAAGTTGGAAGACGGCTACTACATCTTCGACGTGCTTGAGTTTGCCGGCAAGGAAGTTCACGACGTACCCCTCAACGACCGCATCAAAATTCTACGTGGCGGCATGGAAGGTATCGACAACATTCACACGCCGAGCGCCAGCGACACACGCCTAACCGACGACGAGGGTCTGAAGTTGGCCGTTGAGTCGTTGCAGAAAGACCATGAGAACATTCTGCTCCGAGACGCGAAGTCGGTCTACATGGCTGGTGAGATGCGTCATCCCAAGTGGGTCATGCTACGTCCCGGCCAAGACGTGGTGCTCCGTGTGCTTGAGCGACGGGGTGTAGGTCCCTACACGTACCGTCTCGGCACTGGCCCTATTACACGTGAAGAGGCCATTGGCAGCCGCGCGGTCGAGGCCGACGGCGACACCTACATGGATGTGGGCGCAGCGTTCAACAGTCCTGAGAAGTTCAACGAAGGTGACCACGTTCGCGTCAACGTCGCCAACGTCAGTCGTGTTGAGAACTCAGTCGAAGACCCAGTGTTCACCATCATGGGCTCTGAGATTGAAGGTGAGGCCGAGGGCGAGCCTCTGGTCAGCCGCGAAACGCTGGGTCTTCTGGCGAAGTCAGTCGGACCGCAGTGGCTTTGCGAAGTCGAGCGAGCCAGCACAGGCGTTCGTGTCGTCATGCCGCAAGGCGACGTGCTCTATAAGGCGACAGAATCTGGTGGCATGTGGACGCTGCATAGTCCCTTGGCCGACAACCGCTACATCATTCGCCTGTCTGAAAGTCAGCGACCTTACTGGGGACCGGTAGCAGGCGCTTTGCTCAAGGCTAACCTTGAAATCAAAGAGGAGGTGCATGAATCCGAAGAGGAGGCTGAACCTCTCATTGAACCCAAGAAGGTCAAGGACACTTCTTGGTGGGACAATCGTCAGAAGGCCAAGGTGCTCGTCAAAGGTCTGGAACTTGTCGACCGCTTTCTCAAGAGTAGCATTGGTGCTGTAGGCGCAGCCAACGCAGGTGCGAAGGGTCTGGGCTTTGACTACGCAACACCCATCGAATCACCCATGGGTCCGACCAATCTCCACGATGAGAAGACCATGCCCGACTACGACAACCGAAAGCGCCCCGGAGAAGACGAAGACATTGAAGAAGAATCGGAAGACTCCGAGCCTCCCAAGCGCATGAGCGTGCCTACAGAAGCAGGTGTTTTGGACATCACAGAAGACAAGGCCGTCCTTCGTAGGTAGTTAAGTAGAATGACGACAGGTTCTGAAGACAATGGCCACCGCCGCGCTGAGGACCTCCGCCGTCAACCACGGCGGGAGCATCAGCATCCTCAAGGCGGCCGATGACCTCGTCATCGCTGGCTACGCGTCTGTCGAAATGGTGGACAAGCAGGGTGACCTCATCACCCGCGGCGCTCTCCGTGACGCCTTTGACGGCTTCATGAAGGCGGATGGTTTCCGCAACGTGCAACTCGCTCACTCCAACATTCAAGTTGGAAAGGTCATCCCCTCCTACGTGGACTCAGATGGCCGTGTTTGGAAGTCCGGTGTCGACGACGCCGGCATGTTTGTCGTCATTCAGTTGCGCGACGACATTGAGAAGGCGCGCGAAGTCGCGTCTGAAATTCGCAAGGGGGCTCTTCGTGGCTTCAGCATCGGGGGACAGGCGTTCAAGCGCATGCGCAAGAGCGACGCCAGTCACGGTGATTACACCGAAATCTCGAAGTTGGAACTACACGAAGTGACCATTTGCGAGAAAGGCATCAATCCTGAGGCCACATTCCGAATTTTGAAGGAGGACACCACAATGACGAACGAAGACAACGTACTGAACGACCTTTCCGGCGTGCTTGACCGGCTGAACGGGCGACTTGATGCCATGGAAAAGGGAATGCCTGAAGGCTTGAAAGAGCACATGGAAGGCAAGAAAAAGGACAAGCCTGAGTCCGAAGAAGACGAAGGCAAGGAAATGGCGAGCGAGGACAAGAAGGAAGGCATGTACGGCGGCGCTCACAAGATGGCTCACGGCGATATGGCCAAGGGCGAATACAGTGACGTCATCTCCAGCGAGTACCTCTCGTGGATGGAGGACACTCTGAAGTCTCAGGGCGTCGACACCATGGCGGCTCGCGCTCACTTTGACGACATCTCCAAGGCCAACCTCGGCTCCACGCCCGAGGCCATTGGTGACGGTGCCGAATACTTCGCTGGTCAGGTCAAGGGACGTGCCCAAGAAAGCGGCTCCCCTTCCACCAACGCCGTTGGAAAGTTGAACTCCGGCGGTAGCGGCGAAGTCTCCAAGGGCTACCTCGCTCCGGCTGACGTCAGCGCTTCTGACCTCGAAGCCGCTTACGAAGTCTACAAGGCTGCGGCCATCGAAGAGCAGTTCAAGGGCAACCTCGGACAGGTCTTCGCTGACCGCCTCGCCAAGGAAATGAACGCTGAGGCTGAGGCGCGCGCCGCATCTTCCTTCGACGCTCGCACCCCACTGGCAAACATCGAAAAGGCGCTGAGCGACCTCAGCACCCGCATCGACAACATCGGCTCCACCGCTGCTGAGGCTCCGGCCATCCGCAAGTCGGTTACCACGGTCGAGGTCCCGTCTACTCAGGACCTCGCCAACATGGGTTGGGACGAGGTTCACCGCCTCGCCGGGAGCGTCTTCGAGGCTTGAGCCTCGGACAAACAGAAATCATGGAGGAATGAATCATGGCACGAAACTACATGCGAACAGTCAACGACATGGAGCGGTACTACTACGGGGCAGGGTCCTCGATGGGCTACTCCTACTCCGGCAGTGAGTTGCTGAAGGCGGACGCTCCGCTCCTCAGCACCACGGCTGGTACCTACCAAGCCATCTACGGCCGCAAGGTCTGGAGCCAGTTGAACCAAGAGTTCAACGCCTTCTCCATCCTTCCCAAGAAGCCTTGGGACCGCAGTGGATGGCGCGTCGTCACCGCTAAGCCTTCCAAGGTTGTTGGCGGCGGCATCGCTGAGAACGGCACTCTGCCGGACACCACCAAGCCAACGTTCCAGAACGTGGCTGCAAAGCCCAAGACTGTGGCTCACTCCTTCGACATGTCGGAGACGGCCATCTTCCTCAACGACAAGGACGACGGTCTGGGCGACATCCGCTCAGTCCTCAAGGAGGAAATGGGCAAGCACCACGCAGAGCACATCAACGACATGCTCACCGAGGACGTCACCACGGTTGCGGGCAACGACATTGAGTCGCTCGACCGCATCACCACGGGCAACAACTCGATGACCTCCGGTACGCACTACGACACCAACGACGAGGACCTCTACTCCATCGACCGCAGCGCCAACACGTGGTCCTTCGCCGAGGACTCCGCTGACTCAAGTTCCACCAACCGGACTCTGAGCCTCGACCACCTTGACGAACTCTTCCGCCTCATTTGGGAGCGCGGTGGCAACCCCAAGGTCATGCTGACCGGGTACGACACCCTCATGCGCATCCAGCAACTCCTGCAGGCGCAACAGCGCTTCATGGAAGAGAAGCGTGTGGTTCCCACCTACAACGGCGTCAAGGGTGTCCCCGGTATCGAAGCCGGGTTCATCGTGGCGACCTACAACGGTGTCCCCATCATCCCCACCAAGGAAATGGCCAGTGACGGCATCAGCCGCATCTACATGATGGACACGGACTACCTCTACTTCAGCACCGCCAAGCCGACTCAGTACTTCGAGTCCGGCATTGAGACGGGCGACCCCTTCGCCATCAACCGGCTCGGTCAGGAAGGCCTGTACCGCACCATGGGCGAAGTCTGGACCACCTTCTTCGGTGGACAGGGGAGCATCCGCGACCTCAAGTGAGGGCGTGCTGAAGAGAACACATGGAGGAATGAATCATGACTACACGAACGGCAGAAAACAAGCAACTGACGATTTCTTACGATGACGGTGATTTCACCAACGGTACGGTTTCGGTTCTCTTGGACCTCGACATGCGAACGGGCACACCTGTCGATGAGACTGGTTGGCTCAGCGGCAACACCGGAGGTTCCTACCCCGGAAGCCTGACGGGCTTTACCGCCAGCAACGCTGACGGAAACGCTGTCGGCAGCATGCGCTTGGTGACCATCGCGTTCACCTTGGCCGACGCTGCTGAGCAAACGATGACCATCAGCGCAGGCGCCTCGAAAATCATTGGTGTCCTCGGACAGACGTTCGCAGTGGCAGACAAGACTCTGTCCGCCACGTTCACCAACACCGGTACCGCCCCAGCGACCAAGACTGGGGGTTCTCTCCCGGCCATCGTCCTTCACGGCGAAGCGGCTGGCGCAGGAACTGTGACTGTCGTCATGCTGAACTGAGGTGAGCCTTCGTGCCCACCGTGACCTACATTGGCAGCCGGGTCTACCGGAAGAAGCCTGACGGCACCGGAGTACTCTGGCCACGCGGCGAACCTGTTGAGGTTTCGCAGGCGTATCTGGACGAGCATCGTGTCGCCATCTGCACTAACCCAACCGCCTTCCTCGTTGAAGGCGACGAGGGCGTGACGGTGGACGAAGGCTCTGACGGCCTTCCTGACGCTGGCTGGACCAAGAAGGACATTACCGCATGGCTCGTTGAGCGCGGTCAGACCGTTGGCGGCTACGCCACCAAGAGCAAACTGCTCGCCGCGGTCGAAGGCGTCCTCAACCCCGCTCCGGCTCCTGAGCCCGAAGCAGCACCTACTCCTGAAGTCGAAGAGGCTTCGGAAGAACTTACCACGGAGAGTGAATGAAAATGGCAGTAACGATTGACCCCCGACCAACCTACTTTGGCGACCGCATGGTTGTGACCGGCTCCTACGCTGCGTCCGATACTACGATTGAACTGGGCAGCCTTCTCATCAGTGTGGACATGGCTGTCGTCACCCCCACCGGTGCTTTGGCTCCTCAGACTCTTGAACCCGGAACTGCGGCTGACCAATCTGATGCCGCTCCCTTCACTTTTGGTGAGTTTGCCACCGTTAGTGGAACGACGATTACCGTCAACACCCCCGGTGCGGCTCAGGCTACCATTGGTGGCACGTTCATGGCCATCGGTCGCCGCTCCTGAGGTGACTGAGTGTCCGACACCAAAGTGTTCGAGTTCAAGCCTTCCGATGCGAAGGAGACTGGGGCATCTGTGGCTGGCGGTGTCCAAAAGGTACTGGACGATTACACCAACGGCAAGACCGTGGAAGGTGTTACGTCCTACCTCATGCTCGGCAATCTTTACGTTGTGGTCGTCACCTCCTGATTCATAGGGGGTGTGCGAATGGACGACTTCGGTAGCCTCGGCCTCGACGACATCGAGCGGATGCAGAAGCGAGGCATTCGCCTCAACGAAGGCTACGGCGCTTCAGTCCGAACCAACGAGGACAAGCCCCTTGAGGGCGTTACCTTGAAGCAGCGCAACCGCAACCGTGCTGCAGGGGACGTTCTCAACATCGGTTCTGGTACTCGCTGCAAACACTGCGGGATGCTGTACTTCTGCTGGGTCGACACCTGTCGCACGTGCGGGAAAGCCATGGACTTCAATCTGGGAGTGAAGCAGCACTGAGGTGAAAACATGCCTGTCGTCTTCAGCCCCGGTGAGCCAGAAACTCGTCCACTCGAACCCTCGGCTGTCGTCTACACGACGGGTAACAAGGTGGGCGAACTACTCGGCATCGCAGCGGGAGAGCCTGTGATTGCTGCTGCAAACTCAGCATCGACCGGTTTCTACATCACAGGTACGGATTTCCGTGAGCACGGCTTTGAAAGCGGCGATACCATTCTCGTTTTCAGCGACCTCGACCCTCTGGGTACAGAGTTCACCATTACGACGCCTGTAGTCGAGGACGTTAGCGGTACGAAATACGTGAAGTTGCCCACCACCGTCAGCACCCATTCCAACTACACGACGACGGCCAACACGGAGATTCAGAACCTGACCATCTTCACCAACGGCAAGAGTCGCGGCGTCAAGAAGAGTATTGTCGAAGACCACATTCGCCGCATTCAGGACCGCATCGACAACTACACGCACAACGCGTGGAGGCCCTACCTCGTTGCGGCAGAGTACATCAACTTCGACACGTACAAGCCCTACCGACGCCGATACTTCACAGATTACGTGGGCACAGCCCCACTGCTCTTCCGAAACGTTCAGCAGATTCTGCGCATCGAACTTTGGCAAGGTGACGACTACCGAGAGATTTGCGGTGCAGAGGCCCGCATCGAGTTCAACGACGTGAGCAACCTTGCCTCTTCATCCATCTTCATCTCACCCGGCAACGGCAGCGTTGCCACGCTCGCTCAAGGCACCGGTGCGACTCAGTGGCGTGACGACTTTGATTCTACCACTGTCGCTCAGAACTTTGCTGACCTCATCAACAAAGAGGACCGCGTCAGCAAAGCCGTTGTCGACTTCTCACCCGCGTTCACTCTTGAGGGCTCGACCTCAAACGTGGCAGTCCACAACGAGTTCTTGGCATCAGCCAACAGTGACTACGGTACGGGCGTGGTGAAACTTACGAGCATGCGCGCCGTCAAAGGAGGCGAGAAGTGCAGTATCGTAACCAACTCCAGCGACATCACCATTGACCAGACTCAAGGGAACTCAGCGACCGTGTCCTCGGCTTCTTCGGGGACTATCAACGTGGACTCTACGACAGGGTTCGTGGATGCAGGTGTGGCTATTAACGGAGCCATCGTGTTTCGCTACACTGGAAAGACGGGCACATCGTTCACTGGGTGCGCCGACGTAGTTGGTGACCACACGGCAGTCAGCGGTACTATCACCCAGCAATCTCTGCTTCTTGATTTGCAGGGTGGCAGTGCCAGCGGAGACAGCGCTCGTCTGCGCGACTGGTGGCTTGACCACGAAATGGGCATCATTTACTTCAACAACTCGTACCCTTTCTTCGAGTATAACGCCATCAAGGTGTCCTACATCTACGGAGAGCGGTATCTGGAAAAGGCGATTGAGGAGGCAGCCACCAAACTTGTGGCGAGCGAACTGCTGATGTCGGACGACCGAAGCGTGCTGATTCCCGAGGGGAGTCAGAACATTGACCTCGGCTCCAAGGCACAGTTGTTCCGTAGGGAGGCCATGGACATCCTTGCTCGCTACAAGGAAGTGGTGGTCTTCGCATGACGGCGACGTATAAGGAGCCGCTGCAGACGGTCATTGACCTGCTCAAGGCTGACCACAACGCTGTGACCAAAACAGGTTGGAACAGAGGCAACACGGACAACGTAAAGCCCATCATTATCGACGTGGCCAGTGAAGGGCCTGAGCGCGGCAAGCGACTGGACCTGCAACGTCACGACTACATCGTGTGCTACGAGACAGCCCTCAATGAAGAGGTCCCTGACCTTCTGTATAACTTCGTGACGACGCGCGTCAACATCACGGTGGACATGCGCACGGCTCGTGGGCGTTCTCGTTTGCGTAAGATGGAGGACGAGATGCGTCGCATCATTCACGTGTCGCGCAAGGGAGACGGGGTCAACTTCGACAGGATGATTCTGAAGACGCGCACGGACCTGTCTGACCGCACGAAGAAGTTGTTCCGACATACCTTCCAAGTCGAAGTCGTCATCCTTGCGGAGTTGATTCCGTGAGTTTCGGCGGCCACTTCAAGGGCGACGTCTCTGAAGTCGTGATGGGTCATGAGACGGGCGTCTACATTGAGCATGGCCTGCCTCGTGAATGGACGTCTACCGACAACACCGACTTCACGACCATCACGTTCACAGGCACGACGACCGTTAGCGCCAGCAGCATCTTCGAGCCCTCCAAGCCCGTGCTCAAGGTGCCTATTGGAATGCTCATTGGTCAGAAGTTGACCTTCCACAACACTGGCACTGGAACTGGTGCGTATGGCTCACACTACGTCAGCGCATTCCAGAGTCGTATCTTCACCATCGTAGACCACACGTTCGAGTCGAACGCGACCGTCATCAAGGTCGTACCGGCGCTTCAGAACATCGGTAGTGGTCTGAGCAGCGCGACAGGAGATGCGATGTTCATCCACTCTCTCGGCATGCCGACGTTGCAGGGTGACGGCAACAACGTGCAAAACACGGCTGCAGCCAGTTCCAAGGAAGTCAGTCTCATCGACCAGTTCGTCGGTCTGGCCAGTTTCATGACGTTGCCCGACACAACGGTTGACTTGCACTCGTACCACGTCGTCGGTCTTGGTCGACAGGTTGCCGTTCAGCAGACAGGCAAGGTGCATCACAGCGGCGGCGCTATCGAATTGCCGATGCACAGTGCCAAGTGGCTCTACTATAGCCTTGGACGCGAGGTCGTCAGCAAAGACAAGTGCGGCACGCGTGCGCACGCTGAAAGT